GTTTTGCAATGACAGCCTTTGCGACATCATTCGCCCAGGCCGCTCTTTCGGTAGTCCTTGAATTTCGACGCCCAGTTCGGAGTGCTTCGGAGATCCAGCTCTTGAGGCCACAGGTTCTCCATTTCGAGCATAATCTTGTCCACACGGGTTTTCACCACAAATGCCGTTATGCCTACGGTCTTCTGCGTCTCGCCTTTGATGCCTGCCCGGATGCGGCACTCTTTCTGGGCATCACCGCTAATCGCCGCCTTTGCTCTTACTGGCAAATCAAAATCACGAGCTACGGCAGCTATGATAGCGGGCTCCAAGACCCTCTCCGCTCGGATGGCAGCCCTCATGGGCACGGTCCTCTCCGCATCTCCCGATATTGCCGATCGAACGGAGATCTCGAGCTCGGGATTGCCTGCGATCGCGCCCTTCGCGGTGTAATTGAGGCTGCCCGTCTTTGCGACGGCGGCTTTTACCTTGGCAGTCTTGCTGCGGTTCGCCCGGATGGCAGCATCGATTCCAAACGTCTGGCCGCGCGTGGTCGCACTGACCAGCTCGTACATGTCTGAGTACCAGTTCCCACATGGTGGCCCTATCTCGACCAGAGAGCTGTTGCCGCCCCAATTCGGTGTATCCCCGGGATATGTGACAATGTAGATCACATTGGCCTTGACTAGCCTCTGCCCCCATCCTTCGCTCCTGCGATCGACAGGAGACTTGAATGCCAACTGTATTCTGTGCCCGTTCTCGGCAGGAATTTTGTAGAACCAATAATATCCGGCTGCCCACTCGGTATAGGGCGAGACTGTCTCGCTGGTCCCTGGTCGAAGTGCCCAAAACCAGGACCTATATGCCTGCGCAGGGAACGCATTAGGCCACCATAGCGTCATGCGCCGCCTCCAATGATCTTATAGCTCTGCTGCCCGTCTGCAGTCCTTTTTCCCAGCACAATGAAGGAGGTCTGCTGTTCATTCGTCCCTGTGGGGGTAACTGACTGCACCGAGGCGATCGAGCCCACCCGGCTTAGCTCGGGGACGAGAGAGTCCCCTAAGTCATAAGTCCAGAATAGATTATCAGATTCTCCTGTAAGCGATTCGACCGTAATAAGGAATGTTGGCAGGCGAGATTGGTTTGAGATCACGATGCTCTTAATGGTCCCAGAGATCTCCTGAACAACTTGCCAAGAGCTACCCAAATCAGTAGTTCTGAGCAATTTTCCGCCCGCTCCGGCCAGGACGCCAGCCGGGCCACCTGCAATCGCAGGATACCACTTCTCCGTTGGTGGTGCGCCCCCATCATCGCAAGAATACACCTCCAGCCACTCGATTCCAGTAGAGATATCTGCGAACGCGGGCACATCTGCCCAATACTCGTATTCTGGCACCACGATGTCAGAGTCCGGTTCCGCTGATGTTATCGGGACATCTCCCCAGGAATCGAATTCAGGAACTGTGCCAGTTGGAAATCCTGCTGCACTGTATTCGCAGTAGTAAATTTTATGATCTTCTGCATAGGCCAGAAGAGCCCAGGTGCCTATACCACCCAAGTCCACCTTGGCAAGTGCATTGGCCTTGGGAAAGCTCATCCCATGCCATAGTGCGACCCATTCAGCGCCGGTATTCACCGACGCCCACCAGCCGTCCTCGGCTGAGAACAGTGCAACTCCGTCGTCCACATAAAAAATATTGTAGATCTCGCAATCATGTGCATGGACGAGCACTGGTGATTGGATGCCCATCGACCGATAGATATTATATTGTCCATCCTCGGTCGCCGTGAGGGTGAGCCAAATGTTGGGGTAGATCTGCCAGGTGTTGATTATTCGCACGCCTGGCACCGGATCCGAAACCGTCCATTGGTCGGACTCATAGTAGGGCGATTCTGGGTCGCTTTCAACGAACTTTTGCAGGAGCTTGTCGCTCGATGCAATGGTTACTGTGGGCAGTTCTGTGCTCATTCCAGCCTCCTGGCAATCCTGGCCTTGATGCCCACAGACAACTCTCTCTTAGTCCTCACCGCAGCCACAATCTTGCAGGACATTTCGTACATATGTACGATCCTGGCCAGTATCCCGCACTGCAGATCAAACGTCCGAGCAACCGCCGCCAGGCAGACACATGGTAACTCCGGCTCTCCCTGAATGGCTGCTAGGCAAATATGCGGCGCACTCCGCTCAAACATGATAGCCGCCCGGATGGTTGCGGGAAGCTCCACATCTCCTCGGATTGCTGCCATAATAGCGGGCTCCAGAACCCTCTCGCCTAAGATCGCTGCCCGGATCGGATTGTATAGTGTCCGGTCCGTCGCCACCGCCGCATAGATGCTGGTGACCAATTCTCGACCATATGCTACCAATGCGTCGATACCATACGAAAGATATTTTTCAGTGGCCACAGCCGCCCGGATATCATAATCTAATGTAGCATCTCCCAGAATGGCTGCTCTGATGTAGCAATCCAGGAACGGGATGACAAGTTCATAATCAACCCCTGCAGCAAACATTCCCGGTAGCATCGAATTCAATAGAGACTGCCGGGACCGTGCAAGCCGCATGGCATCGACTGACGTAAAGTCAATGAGTACTCTGGCAGGCCACAGAGATGATATTCTTGTGCCGCCCGGAGAATCTATCACGAAGTCCAGGACTTCCTGGCAGTTGGGCACTGTGCCCGATCCTGTCAGGACTTTCACGTAGGTCTGCAGCCGGATCTTGTAATCGTCGTCGCTTTCTCCTGTTAGCCTCGGCAAATCGTAGATCTTGCCCCACACGTCATCTAGCGAAGGTAGGAATCCGTCACTTTCGCCGCTCGCGTACTCGATTTTGTTGAACAGCGAGAATGCCTGGAGACCTTGCTGCAGGTAGTCGAACCTCTGAGCGAGCCCGTAGGATATTGTGTCCATGACGGGCGGGATTGACGTTATGGGCTTGACGATCCTGGCCGTGATGCCCACCGATAGCTCTGTTTTAACTCTGTATGGTGATGCCAGATACCAGTCAGAGCCATAAAGAGAACTGCCGTAGCCTGTCATGGGAAAATGTCCTAATGCTCTGTAATCAATCTGCTGACCGTGAACCTGTTGACGAACTTGCCTTGGATGCCTACGAAGTACTCGACTTCATCCCATTTGTCCGGAGTCGTCTCGAAAGGATCTATTGGTCTGCCTGGCCGATTGCAATCGGCGCATGTGTCTGTTTCAAGCAGCTTTCCGCACTTGGGGCACTTCCATGATACAGCCGCGCCACAAACCGGACAGGTTGTCGGGTGTGACTCGGACCGGAAGACTGCATCACATGCCTTGCAGTGCACCCTCTGACCCTGATATACCGTGACCTCCTTGTGAATGATAGGCACCTCGCCTTGTTTTACGCGAGTAAAGATTGCTGGGCTCGCCGTTGGAATGCCAAACTCTCCATGAGCCCTCATCTTCTGCGCGAGGTCGAGGCTCACGGGTAGCCATCCGACCGCCTTCAGGCCTTCCGGTGTCTTGCTACCCCAAAGATTGATCCGACCGGTGAGCAGGTCGAACTCTCGCTCAATCCTGCCATCCCGGTATTCTCGATACCAGAAAAAAGAGTTGGCAGACTTCCAGAGATCCGGGCCTATCTGTGGCATCAGATCTCCTGCCAACGAATGAAGTTGGAGAGCTCAGCCTTTTCTCCAAATTCAGTATCATCCTCCAGCACGAGCTGAGATGTTACCAGCTTTGTCACGAGCAGGGCACTCTTGGGAGTGTAGACTGTGGTGTCGAATACAAGCGGGTTGGTTGTTGTGTATAGGTCAGCATCCGCACAGGCCACAGTCTCTCCTTTGTAGTAGCTCAGACCATAAGTGGCATCCTTAATGTCATATCCGTAGCTGCCTGCCACGCCTGTTGGCGCTTCGTAGTTTGCCACAGGGCATCCATGGTCTCCAGTGTCCTTGAGGGCCACCTGTACTCTGCCGGAGCCAAGCCCCCAATCAGATTTGATTGTGCCGGGTGTGCCCCACCGCCAGTTTGAGAGCTGGCTGTACGAGCCGCCCGTGATCTCTGCGCCAGTGTACATCCAGCACGATCTGTATGTCTCCCCGTCCGGAGGGACGTTATTGGGATACGCTAATCCGGGATCCCTCTGGCTAGGGATTACGGTATTGTACCGCTGGGTCGTCAGGGCGGTCTTGGTGCCCGGAGCTGGCCCATAGTATCCTATGATCTGAACAATTGCTGCCATAAAAGTCACCTCAAAAATTATCGATAATCTTGTCTGCTATCGCTTCTTCAAGTTCGTCTAAAATCTGCTCACCCGGCCCGTCTGCGACAGGACCGAAAACAGGCCGCGGCGGAATCCTCTTGGTGCCGTGCTCATTCCAATGGACATATTCCCCGATTTTGGGGTCGAAAACGCCAATCTCAGCTCCGTCCGGAGATGCACGGACCTCGATGCTCTCTCGATAGGCCCATGTATCTCTTAGAGTGAGATCATGACCCTTTTTCATGATAGTTGCCGGGGCATTCGGAGGAGGTACACCGGAGTCTATGCGGGCCTCGATGGCCGTCTTAAACTTCTGCCCGGCTGTTTCCAGCTCGGGCGTAAAATCAATCATGCGAGATCACCACGGCAGGCCAATGATCTGAGGACGAGCAGGCGACGCTGGCACAAAGGTCACTACTGCATACCCCCATGAGCACTTCGCGTCAGTGGTATTTGTGCTGGTCATGTACGCCCCTGCTTCCAGAGATCTCACGTCGTCCCACGTCCAGGGTAATCCTGTAGCCGGATTGAGACCGTATGATGTGATCAGATCATGGAAACTTGAATCTGAATTCAAGTAGACTAGATCACCATAATACTTGGTTCCGCCAATGTAAATCAACGTCTTTGCGGTGTTCGCGTAAGAGGCATGACCGGCACACCTAGCCAGTACCGAGACGTTCTGTATCGCCCCTCGCAACGAGGGATTTGAAAGGATGAATGACTTCTCACCCCACTGAGCGGTTCCGCCCTGTGGGCCGACACTGAAATAAGTATCGTCGTCGCAGACCTCCTCACAGATCTGCTCCCAGGCGGTGGCCCAGTTGGCACAATAGGTTGTGCCATACTGGACGTTGTTTATGGCCCCCTGGCCAGTGGGACGCAGGATTACAGTCTTACTCATGTGCCTTCGAGCTCCAGACTACAGACAATCTGCTTGCAAGATGTTATGCCAGAAACTACAATTGTCAACCACCGCCCCGCGGGAACGGCTACGTTGAGGCCTGTTTCTTCATAGTATTCCGCACTGGACAGTACAAATGTATCGACCACACTCCCCAGAACACTGCCAAGATAATGCATGTACAGGGCGCATGTGATTGAACCAGACACTTTTGCGCCGGTGGCATCAAAGCTACGTATTCTGGCTGCAACAATATTGGCCGCAATAGGGATTCTGATCGCCTGAGCAGAACCCTCGATTACGCTTACCCCGTCGCCAAAGGGAAGATCTGCACCGAACGTGGGTGTATCCCAGGTCTTATCTCCTGTAAGCCTTACTGCCCCTCCTGGAAACTTTGGCATCAGGCCATGTTTGCTGGTGCTGGCATCCAGGGCGGTGTTATCGTCAGGTGCCGACAAATCGTCTAGCTTGATGGCATCTGCCCCGCCTGACTGGTGCCGGGATGCATGACTGAGGGCTGCGTAGACTGTGTCGTAATAAGTCTTGCCTGCGGCCTTTAGGTTCGCCCATGTGAGTTTCTTTTGGCCGTAGCTTGCGGCGCTGTCGAGGATCTGAAGCTCATCAGCGTCTACGGGCGTCGCCTTGGAGGTCGCACTGTG